TGGAAAGGAACTGCTGATGGAGCTCCTAATTTCGGTTATCCTCAAAATTATTTCTATGCAGACACAATGCGTAGTCTGTTTATCGGGTTCGAGAATTTCTTTAACGAATTGAAAGTTATTCGTTATAATAAGTTCGGTGAACCAGTCAAAACAATCAATGTTCCGATTAAATTCGGTCCAAGAAACAAGTCCCATGACTTCAGAACTGAACAAGAATCTGGTAACAAATATTATATAAGTTTACCAAATCTTACTTATAGATTGGATAGTATGCAATTTGCAACTGAAAGAGCAAAAGGCATTTACGAAACTCGTGCATTCTATAACAAGGATTTGGAAAATGCTGGATTGGTATGTGACCAACAAGATAAGTTCTGGTCTGATGTTCAACCGGTTCCATATAATATTTCTGTTTCAATGGAAGCAAACTGCGAAAAAATGACAGATGCTGAACAGATTGTCGAACAAATCGCTGTAAGATTCCAGCCTGCTGCATTCTTTGATGTTAAGGAATTCTGGTTCTTCAATAAACGTAGAAGTATCAAGATGAAACTTGAAACTATGACATGGGACATTCAAAGTGAATCCATGGGTGAAGAAGACTGGAGACAGATTAAGGTTTCGTTTAACTTTACTATGGAAGCATTCCTTTATAAGCCGATTAAAGATGCACAGATTATTGAAAAGATTAATACCTATATTACTTTAAATAAAGGAGATTATCTTTATCATGCTGCAACATTTGGTAATAAAGACGGTTCTTTAACTACTCCTTATGAATTCAGCAAGATTTATCAGACAAAGGTTGGTCATACTTATGTATTGAACGGTAATCCAAAGACTGAACTTGTCCCGTATGAATATAAAGGAATAAAAACTTCTGCATACATAACGACATATGATTATAGGGAAACTGATGAATTGACTACTTATGAAGAAGATGCAAAGCTTCTTACAAAGGTAACAAATATTTGGATTCCTGCTACAGAAACAGTTAGTGGAGATAAACCAATCTTGCACACACGACCAATTTATGCATCTGCTGACTGTATCATAAATGAACAGCATGTCAAGAAAGGTGATGTTATTGGTTATAAACCAATGTATTTAGACCCAGAAGATATAACATCTGGTTTTAATCCAGAAGTTTGGGGTGTTGAATACACCAATGAATGGCTTGTTGAAAAAGAATATATGTCATTATCTGGTTTCGGTCATAATGTCGACCAAACAATCTCTTTTGGTAATAAAACCTTACGTGACCAGTATAATGTTCCATATTCTGCCTATTATTCGCAGTTCAATGAAGAAGGAAACTATACTTCTAATCCTGAAGAATATAAAGAAGGCGATTATGACTACTATTATAGAGTCTCTAAACAAGGTCTAAAACCAAAAACTGATTTCGATGGTGGCAAATACTTCTAAAAATTTCAGAATTTAATATAAATCACTCCTATTTGGGAGTGATTTTTTATTATAAAAATCAGAAACTATAAATAGTATATATGGCAGAGTTAAATAAGGCATTGGTGCAAAAAAATATTAAAGATGAGGACGAAAAGATAGCAATATTACGTTCTCTTAAAGGTAATGGTTATGGAAGCTTAACCTCCATTGATTATATTTTATCCGCATGTCAACATGGAATAGGAAGCACTAATATTAACCTTGATAGTATAAGAGTAACTCTTGTTGATATTAATACTGGTATTAATCAGCTTGTTGGAATAATGCGAGATTTTTTTGAAAAACCAGTTTCAACTGAAGCTGCTGCACAAGATGCACAATTAACTGAAACATTAACTCCGCCATCAGAAAATGTAGAATCTTTCGTAGGTGAAGGAACAACTGGCGTCGCTAGTGCAATGGACCCAATTTTAGCTTCTGCATTCAACGGTTTACAAACAGCTGTTGAAAAAGGATTTATTGATAATCAGGAAACAATTAGACAAACAAGTGGTGATCAAGTAAAAGCGCAAACAGAACAAACAAAAGCATTTGTTGAAAATGAAAAGAAACGTCAAGAAGCAGATGCAAGACAACGTTTGCTCAATCCAAAGGGAAATCAGAGTCAGCTTATCTTTGATATGAAGAAATTCCCTAAAATACCAGCGCCAAAATTCCCAGTTAATGGAAAACAGTTCATGGCTGGTTTAGGAAAGATTTTAAAAGGTATTTTAAATCCTGTTGCTTTAATTGCAGGTGTATTTATGCACTTGCTACCTTATATAATTTTAGGTATTGCATTCTTTAAAGGATTCTGGAATAAACTTGCAAAACCGATAAAAGAAAAAATTGAAGAAGTTACAAAGACAATAATATTCTATGCTGGAATTGCATTCTTGCTATTCAAAGGTCCTGCAATATTAATATCAACACTCACTACTGTATTCCATGTAATGAAGGTCATGTTCTTAATTGCTAAGTGGGGCTTAGAAGTTGCATTCCATATTTTAAGAATTACATTTACCAGTTCTGAACACTCAATGGCTGTTTCTATCGGTATATTCAAGAGAATTTGTACTACCATCGAGCATATCGCTGAAATGGCATTGAACAAATTAAAGTTTGTATTCGAAGGTATTAAACTTGCTGTTTCTATCGGTGGTTGGCTTATAATTATCGCTGCAGTCTTGTTATTACTCGGATTTATTATCCTTGTATTCGTCCTCTTTGGTGACAAGATTGTAGAAGCAGTTAAGAAGATTGTAGAAGTATTTGCTATGATTGGTGGTATGATTTATGATGCTATCATAGGAATTGTCAAATTCTTAGCTGATATTGTTGTAACACTCGTAGTTGGTCTTCTTGGCGGTTTAATCAAAGCCGTTATTAAAGGTATTAAGTGGTTATTTGGCGGAGCATCAGAAGAAAAGAAAGAAACAGCTTCTGAAACTTCTAAAGCAAAAACATCTCCAACAGTCAATGCATTTGAACAAGCACTTTCTCCAATAACTAATATATTAACTGATATTAAAACTGCTGTTGGTGAAATTAAAGATAAAGTCACGTCAGATGTAATGAATCCTACAACTGATGCCTTCAGTAATGCTGTTGCAAAGTCTGTTATGACTATCTTAAAAGAAAATAATACTGTTGCAAGTATTAATAATGCGGATAATACTCAGTCCAATATTTCTGCACAGTATGTTTCTCAGATGCAGAAGGATGAACAGAGTGCAGCAATTAAAACAACACTTGATACTATAAATACTACATTATCTAAGTGGTTCAAGTATGTTAAGGACCAAGAACCAATCGTTCCAGCAGGTAAAGCAGAAGATTAATATATGGCATTAATTAGTTATTATAATCAGCCGACTGGCTCAAATATTATAGATTTGAACGACTCTCCTTACACAAGAGCACATACTGTTACTCTTACTGTTACTACATGTCAAGAAGATGTGGAAAGCATGAATAATTTTCTTGCTGGTAAAACCGCTGTTACTGGAATAATTGATGAAATTCCTGAAATTTCATATTCTACTACTTGGGGTGATTCACCTGCTGCAGTTCTTAATGAAAAGATTAAGAAGTTTACTCAGCACAAGTGGATGAAAATGTTTGCTCAGCAAAGAAATACTTACAAACCGCCATTAGTAACTGACGGTTGGACACAACAATTTCCTAAATCTGCCGAACCATTAAGTATATCTTTTAAATTTAGAGCATATCCAATAGATGGTTATTATAATACCTCTGCATTTAATGATATTATTCGTTTATTAATTTTTGTAACAACACCACAATATTTTAGACTTTCTGATACTATAACATCACAAGCACAATCTGTTTATCAAGCTTATGATAAAGGTGAAGAATTAGCTGGAATCATGAATAGTTTAAAAAATAATCTTGGCAATGAAAAGATTTCATTTAGAGATATTGGTAATTCTATAAAAAATAATAAACTTGAAGGAAGTCTAGCATCTAAAGAAGTTAAACAGGACATAGACCACTTAAAAGAATTTATTGAAGGTCTTGGCAATATGGAAGATAATGATACAGGTGGTTGTCCATTAATAAAGCTTGATATTAATGGTTTAATTAAATCATCGCCTAAAGTAAAATGGTTATTAAAATCATGGTCATTTAAACCATCATTAAATACAACATATAATAATAATCCAATATATGTAGATTTTAATGTATCATTACAAACACAGTATGTATTAACCGATGCTGATTTAACAGAAATATTATGTTAAACATCATTTATTAGCGGTTTCAAAAACCACCAATTGGCAGCTTTATTTCTGTTGCTGGTCTTGCTAAAATTTTATTCCATGTATCACGAGAATAAACTTGGTCTAATGCACAAGTAATTTCAAAATCATAATAAACAGGATCATTACCATCACGTTCTTCTGATGCTTTATAACTCCATTCAGAAATATAAACGACTAATGGTTTTGCCATGTTAAAGATGACATTATCGTAAATATTTAGATGCCATAACTTTTCACCTAGGCTATTTTCAATATTCATAGTTTCATAAACACGGTTTTCATCATATTTAGAAACCATAATATCACCAATAGCATTGGCATTATCTTTAATAAATTTTCCTAATTTACGAATATCATTATTTTTTGCTTCATGTGGTGCTTTTGCTTCAAATGCATCTTTTATTTTCTTTTTTGAAGAATCACCTAAGGTATCTTTAATTTTTGATGCTGCTTCATTGCTTAATGATGAACATTTACCAACAAAATCATCAATAGCACCTTCTAAATCTTCATAAGAAATATAAATTTCATCAGGGTCTTCATTACCAGTCATAGTAACTGCATTAAGTCTACCAATTTCAACAGGAGCTAATGTTACATTAGAATTTGCTGCTCTAGTATCTGTAAAACTTGCAGTAAAAGTAATAGGAGTATATGCACCGCCCCAACCTAAATATTCTGTTACAGTTTCATTGTTTTTTTCAATCTTCATGTCAATTTTAAAAACATCATTCGCAGATGCAAGTGCAGAAATATCTGCTAATGCTGTTTTAATTGCATCTATTTGTGCTTCAACAGTCATAGATTTAGAAACGAAATCATTACCTTCGCTTTTTGAATTTGACTGACCTGCTGTAACATCTGTGGTATTCTTTAAAGCGGTTACAGAACTATTTGCAAGTTCTGCAACATCTTCACCAGTATTATATGCTGTTGCTATAGCATTAAATATATTATCTGTAGCTGCACCTATACTAAATTTATTACCGTCATTAATTGATGCAAATTTAACGAGATACTTTTTCCACATTTCAACATTAGACTGTCCAAAGGTATCTCTAGTATAAATTCTAAACTTTAATGGTATTGTTGAAGGAGCATAACCAGCATAGACCTGCTTTGTCCAAGAACCAGCCTTAACTATATTTTTGAATCCTGCACCCTTTGCACCAATAGCATTAAATATTGACATTAAGTCATTAGTCATGAAATTAGATAAAATATCCTGCCATTCATTACCAGGACCATCTTCATAATTAACTGTAAAACTAATTTCTGGCAAATCTGAAAGTAATCCATGTAGCTGGATAATTTCAGGACCTGCAGGAGTATCATAAGTGGTTGATAGGATAAAATGTGACAAGCCTGTTTTGCTGTCATGCTCTATCTTTGGTCCTGCAAAATTTCTTATTTCGTTATCAACCATTTATTATACCTTACTTACTGATTTTTCTTGCAAATATTCCTTTAATCATGCCATTATTTGAAACATATGGAATCTTAAATAATAATGCATGATTATCTTCATCAGCTTCAACATCTGCATTTGCTCTATCGATTGTAACTGGAACCCAATATTCAATAGTATCAAATACAGTATTTACTATTCTATCTAATTGATTAAAATTATCAAATAATACTTGATATAATGGAGAACCAAAGGATAAATTAAATAAACGTTCATGTGGTTCTGTAACAATGACCATCTCAATCATCTGATCTAATGCATCTTTGTTCCATACTTCGACACCACGTAAATCAGCGTTTAAATCATAATATTCGCTGTCAATCTTACTGGTTTCTAACCAAGTATAATCTGGATTTTTATTTAGTTCTAACATATAATATTTATATACCTAAAATTAACAGATAACATTAGTATTACCAGTGCAATGTGGCATTCCAGTAATAGGACAAATAGGTAAGTTATTAACCAACTGTTTTGCCTGATTTTTACCAAGCATAACGAATCCCAACTTAGAATCTACAGTTACATTACCAAATTCAGAAGTAACAGAAGTATCACCATTTGTCTTTATTTCTGTATCACCATGACATTCAATTTTGATATTTCCTTGTTGAGAATATCTAGCACCAGTATTGATAGTTAAAGAACCATCTGCACCGATTGTTATATCAAAACCACTTCTATGATGGAATTTTGTTTCACCATCAAAACGATTCAAAGTCAGATAATCACCTTGGTCAGTTTCCATAAGAACCATCTTATGAGGATAATTCTCCAACTTATTAATCATCATATTTTTGGTTTTATTCTTAGCAGTCATTTCACTGAATGCAATAGAGTCATAAATTGGTTTCTGAATGTCACCTTGGTCAAAATATCCTCTGACAAAAGTTCCAACTTCAGGAACAACGAAACTACCATTCGAACCACCGATATAACCAATATCAGGTACTGCCCATGGCAATGCGAATTCTGCCAATTCGTCATAATAACCAAAAACAAGAATCTTTACACGACCAAGCATTTCTGGATCTACGTTATCAATAACTTTACCAGTCCATCTGTCATGCGGATCTTGTGAAAATTTTTCGTAAGTGTCTGCCTGTTGTTCCTTAAAACCAGAATCAACCTTACTCATTATTTCATTAAGCATTTCATCTGTATTCATTGCCATAAATAAACCTACTTCTTATTAATATCACTTTCTTTTTTCAACTGGCCTACACCATTGATACCATCGTTTGCTGCGATTATATTTATTGTGTAATTAGACCTTGGATAAAAATTATGAACTAATCCAGTTACGATATAATCGCCAGACTGGATAGTTCCTGGATTATAAGTTGAATCTACACGAACACTTATCTTATCACCAAGATAAACCATCTGTAATGGGTCAAAATCATAATCTGGTTGGTTAACTGCGTCAACAGTCAAAGAAACAAATTGCTGGAAGAATGCACGTTTGATACTTTCATTATGTTGTGGAGCATAATCATAATTTTCATGTGTCTGTTTAAAGTGCATCTTAGAGAAAGAATATCTAAAATTCTGTACTTGTCCAGGTGATTTATTACTCATCTGTGCAACTCTTATTTTATTATCATGGAATTCTTTATAACGCAAACATGCATCATTAAGAGTTACATTCTTAATATTCTTCGGAACTTTTGGTTTGATACTAAGCGGATTTATGCTCTTAATATGATATGGATTGTAAATATATGTTTTTACACCATAAGCACCTTGGTTCTGAATATAACCAACGTTATTAAACGTCATATCTGTAAATGTTCTATATCCGCTTGGCTTTCTATTCGGATTATTTCCTGTCGGCTTATACTTCATATCATATAAAGTTTTATGAATATAAGTATATTTTGTAGCACCATTACACATTGTATTTAATGTATTATAAATTGCTGTGCCTTCCTTGTTTACATAAAGAATCGGCATATCATCATCGCCAACCCATGCATGTTTTATTACCTTCTCTGCAAACTCGCTATAAGTTAAGCTACAATTAAGCCATGCCATGCTATCACTTGGTTCCGTAGTTAAATTAGAATAAAATCCTAAACCACCGCGTGTGCAAATTAAACGTAACAATTCTTCACTAGTATATTGCTTTTCAATATTAAGTGCATCGATTTCAGTTACTGGCCAAACACAAATATCATTCAAATATTTTTCTGCTGGATATATACAATTCAATTCATATACGTAATCTTTCTTATCCAAATCAAAAACATAGTTAATTGATTGAATTGTAAAATTTGAATTTACATAAGGTCTTGGAATAACATCTTTATTCTTAACAATTGGAGTAATCTTAACATTGATTGTATAACCAATCTGAAAGCCAACGGTATTGAAAAGAGTACCAACGTCAGACAAGATAAGTTTCAAAGTTGGAAGTTTTGAAAAGAAACTTTCTTTAATCTGAATCTTATCTATCTTGTTTGTCGGAATCGGATATGCTTTTTGAATATCATCACTACCATACAAAACTTCTATTACGTTATTAACAGAAGCTGTTGGACCAGACTGCGATGCAGATGATGGGTCTAATATGTTCTTATCATTTCCGTCTGCCATTACATACCTATAGTCATACCATAATCACTAGTTTGCCAACTTGATAATTTAAGTTCATTAACGATATAATATGCATCTTCTGCACTCTTTGGTTGTTCAAAACATCTAAATCCTTCATCATTTGTAAACAAAATATATTGTGAATTTTGTGTCTTCAAATAAATGCAAAGTTGCATTGCACCAACAACCATAAAAATATCTTTCTTAATTTCATATAATTCAGCAAATGGCTTTATAAAACTCAGATCTGGTTCTGTTAAATTTTGTAAACGTTTTAATACTTCATTTATTAAACTTGGTTTTGACTTTAATAATTCATCAATATCTCTTGCACATTTACGATTAAAATGGTCATGAGAAGAACCAGTGCCAAATAGAGAAAATATAGAATAAATGATTGATTTATTCATTTGTCTATATGCTTTACTGTCGCCTGATAATGTAGAACGAATACCTTTAAATTCACAACGTTTACCTGTTTTAAAATCTACAATATCTCCTTTACCATTTGCAAATCCAAGATTAGAGAAACAGCTTACAAAAAGAAATTCTCCTTTTCCTATAGCTGGTCTTGTAGTTGTTACATCTAATGCAAGCTTTATATAATCAGATCTTAAATATTCTGCTAAATTTGCACGTCTTAAAAAATCTGACCATTCAATCATATCAAACTTCTGAAAATTGAATGTATTTTCTTCTAATTGTTCTAATAAATCAGCCGGGTCAGCCATTAAAGTCCTACCCAGAATCATATCATGTTGTTCAATAAAATCTTCAGGTTCTCCGGATTTTCCGCATTTTTTCGGTGTCCAGAACTTAGTTAAGCAATCTTTTAAGTTATTTGGATTCATATACTATTTATAAATAATGTATGAGTTTATGCAATATTTATGGCTATTTAACGACCAAAACTATAAAATTATCAGATTCTTATCAGGTTCGTTTAAAACTTGATGATGCTGATTTTTGGAATGATAATAGTCCAAAAGAGAACAGATATGCTTTAAAAACCACAAAGCCAGAAAATGGTGAAATTGAGCTTTGTGAATGCACTTCTGTTACTTTACCGTCATATAAACCAAAAGAAGAAATCTTTGAATATGGTAATAATAGCAAAACCATTATTTATATGGACCCAACATCTTTGGGTGATTTAGAAATAGAACTAATTGAACATTATACTAAAGATGGAACGCTTGCTATTACTAATCTGGTAAATTTATTTTTATCAAAATTATTTGATGAAGATACATTCGAATATAAATTGACTGATTATATTCCAGAATTAACTGTATATGTTTTTAATAATATTTTTTCAACCGTTTATTTAAAATATGTATTCAAAGAATTAAAGCTTGTAGACTATACTAAATTTGATCTTGATTATAGCTCTGCTGATATTGCAAAATGGACTTTAAAATTTTCATATCGTTCCTTCTATGTTCTTTCAGGTGAAGAAGACGCTTATGCAAAAGAAACCAAGGAAGAAGAACCATCAACAGCACAAGAATCTCCTGCACCGACAGAAGAAGTTACTGCTCCAGTTATTGAAGAATCTAATCCAGATAGTCCATTACAAGAATCAACTAATAGCGGAGAAAAGCCAGTAGAAAATGTTACTGATATTACTGTTGACCCGACAAGTCCAGACGTTGCTCTTCCTGATTCAAATAATACTGCATTACAAAATGAATTTAATAATGCCGGTGAAGTTCCAACTGGTCAAAATACTGTTACTGATTCTGTTACAGAACAAGAACGTCCAGAAACTAATACTGATAGTGAAATGGTATTAAATGATGTTCTTATTCAGTCAAATAGAAATAATAATCCTGTTGACTTAAATTCGTTATCTCCTGAAGATAGAACTGATGAACTCGCATATAGAATGATGCGAGGTGAACTCGATAATGGTAAACCGAGATATGATAAAACTTATGATGCTGGTTATACCGAAGAAGAACGTGCAAAAGCTCAAAGCATTGTCAATGAAAAAGACTGGGAAGGTCTTAAAGAAAGACATGATGCTAGAGTTTTAAATATGATAAATTCTGAAACTGAATATGCTAATAATGAAAATACTGATTTACCGAATGATACTATAGTAACAATAGGAAATTCAGACAATAAACCTATTGATACTGCAAAAGTTAAAACTTCTGTAGCAGAAGATCCAATGAAACCGGTAAAATTAGACACCCCAGTAACATTATATCCAGAACAGCAAGAAAATAATACAAACGATAAACCAAAAATCAGTGAAGAAAAATTAGCAAAGGCTGGCATTTCTAAAGCTGACCCTAACGAAAGAAAATATCAAGGTTTAACTTCTACACAATGGGGTGAAATCGCGGCAAAACAAGATATACAAGATGGTTTAGGTGAAGATAATAAAGGCTTAAACTATAACATGCTCTATGGTAATGGTGAAATAGAAAAAGATAAGTTTAAATCAGCTTATGAAAACTATATGTCTAAAAATAATAAACCTGCTACACAGGAACAAACTGCATCGACAGAACAACCAAAATCTGAACCTAAACCTGTAGTAGATCAGTCAAAATCAGAACCAGAACCAGAACCTGTAAAAGAACAACCAAAACCAAAGGTTCAACAAAATCCAGACCTTATCACTTTAACAGAAGCTGATATTGACAAGTATGTTCCAACCCTTTATAAACCAATGGCTAAAGGATATTTCAACAAGTTTAAAAATGATGAAGGAACATTAACTATTGTCGCAAATGAGCAGATGATTAATGATAATGTTCCAGCATTGTTCCGTTCAACTGCTAAGAATGCACTTAAAGAATATAGGGCAGATCATCCAATAGAAAATTAACCGAAAATTCAGAGTTTAATAATTATAAATAATAAAAGGAATTTTTATGGAAGAAACAGAAACTTTTATATCATATCTTGCTGGAACTAATGAGGCAGAATATCAGAATTTGTATACTTTCGCA